AGTTGCTGGAACGCGGCAGTCAATGGCGGGATCAGCGGCTGTATCGCCGTCAGGATCGAGTTCATCAAGGTTTCGAACGGAGGCAGCAAAGCCGTGATCACGGCCAGTACCGGCTGAAGTGCGGCCGAGACCAGAGCCACCAACGGAGCGATCAACGGGGCCACGGCCGTCAGGATCCGTCCAAAAGCCTGGACAAGCTGGATCAGGACCGGAACCAGCGGGGGAATCGCCTCGGCCAGAGTTCCTGCCAAGACTTCAGCGAGCTTACCCAGGACCGGACCGAGCGCGGACGCTACTGCGCCCAGACCCTGACCAAGAACCGAGGCGAGTTGGCCGATAGCAGGTAGCGCCGGGGCCACACCCTGGATCAGTTGACCCAGACCATTCACGAGCGCAGACAGACCCGGAGTCGCTGCCTGGAGAGCCTGACCCAGAAGCGGGAGCACGGTCTTGATGACCGGTCCCAACGTTTGGCCGACGACTGTCCCGACAGTTCGCAGGGCCGTGCCGATCTGACCAAGCGCGTTCATCATCCCGGCCGAGCCAAGAGCCTCATTGATCGAGGTCAGGATCGGGAGCAGGGTCGAACCAAGCGAGGCACCGCCCGAAGCCAGTCCGGAAAAGATCTTCCCGACAATGCCGAAGACCTGACCAAGGATCTGGCCGATCTGTTTGATGGCATTGATGGCGTTGGTGATGACTTCCTGGATCTTGGCAATACCCTCGGCACTCTGTGTGAACTTCAGGAACGACTGTCCGGCTGCACCAAGACCCGAAGTCAACTGGGTAATGATCGGACCGGCGATAGCCCCGATGTTCACGAATGCGGCAATAACCGGTGCCAGGAACGATCCGATATTCTGAATCGTCTTGCCGGTACTGCTCAGGATTGTCTGGAGAGACTTGACCCCGCTCGCGGTACTGAGAAGGCCCGTGGTTTTCGTGACGAACCCGCCCATAGCCGTGACAATCTGCTGGAACCCGGTCGTCAGTTGCGGCAAGGTTCGCTTAAGATTGTTCACGGCCGGAATCAGGGCAAGCTCGAACGACTTGGATACAGCCGCCTTCAGATTGTTGATTGTCGGAGTCAGGCCCTCGAATGCTCGCTTGGCCCCGTCCGCACCAAGCTTGATTGCAGCCATGGCAGAAGCCGCGCCTAGCAGAGCACCAGGCAGGAGAGCGGCGGCACCGGCGGCCTGGACCAGGAGAGGGCCGAGCGACCCTGCCGCAAGCTGTGTAGCCGCGAACAGAGCCGACACCTTGGCAAACCCGAGCCCGGCCGAGACAAACGACTGGAGACCCGACCGAGCCTTGGACAGAGCCGCATTGAAATCAAGGCTCGCCCGGAACTCAGCGAGTTCTAAACGTGCTTTTTTGGTGTTCAGGTCAAGATCTTGGTTGATCTCTTTTCCGGACTGGGTGGCAATGAACCGTTCAATCGTGGCTCGTGCCTTGTCCGTGTTGGCCTGAACATTAACGGTGAAATTGGTCTGGATAGCCTGAAGACCCTTTTTAAGGTCACGCCGGAACTCACTCAGGTCCGGCGTGACCTTGACCGAAGCCACACCCACGATCGCCATTACATAGCCTTTCTCCGCTTAATCGCGGCAAGCATCGCCCTAGCCTGATTGTCCGCGTCGGCTCGGGAAGGCTTCTGGCCTTGTGTTCGTGGGCTTTGAATCAGATCCGGTTGCTTCAACTTCTTTGGGGAATTGACTTGCTGGATCACGTGAGTCTGTACCGACACCATATTGGCGAGAAGTAGCAAGAGTTCTTCGTAATCAGACCAGGACCAATTTTGTGCTGAATCACCCGGCGAGAACGATGCCCTGAACGCGGACGACTTTGGGAGCCATACGATCAAGTCCTCGATCTCGGCAAGAGTTCGGGTCCGGATTGCCTCGACAAGCCGGAGCCCGTATTCCCTTTGGAAGTCAGCAGTCAAAGCCGGTTCATGCTCAGCTAGGATCCGGGCTAGGCCCTTCACTTTTGGCGGCTCCGCCCAGTCCTTCGCTGTACTTATTGAACAGGACGACAAGCACCTTCAGCGGAGCCTCACCCAGCTTGGTCTGTGCCGCCTCGGGATTGTCCGAAACAAGGACCAGTGCCTTAACGAACTCGGCCCGGAGAGCCGAGACACTCGAAGACTCGTCTAGCTCGCCCAGCTTGGTCTGAATCTCGGAAAGTTCACGGGTCTCTTCGTCGTTCAGATCCAGGCTCGAACGGAGGCGCACTTCGGTGCCATCCGGAAACTGAATCGGGAACGAAGGGTATTCGCGCTCGGCCTCTTCCAGAAGCGCGGTATAAGCAATGCCAGTCATGATTCTCCTTTATCGGTCATGGGTACCCGCCCCGGCCATGACTCCGGGGCGGGCCGATCATGGGATTAGGAACTCGGGAACAGGTCCGGCGAGATCCAGGTATAGCGAAGCGGCTTGGAATTCGGACCGGTCAAGGTCGTCGAGTCCAAGAATCCGGCGTGAACCGGAACCGCGATAGCATCTTCGATCGAGTCGGTGTCGATGTTGTCCCGACCAGTCCAAGACACGTTGGGTGCGTACAGCGCAACCCGCTCGGTACCGTCCTCCCAGACGATCAGGAGAGCAGTCTTGGTCGTGCCGCCGTCCGAGGACCCTTCCACCTGGAAGGAACCGGCAGTGTTGCCACCGGTCGTACCCGTGTACAGGGACAGGATTTCTCGGGTGAACTGGGTAAAGTCCATGTCCACGCCGGAAACAACCGGAGCCACAACCTGACGGATAGCCCGCTTGGTCATGGAACCCTTGGTAGTAACGTCCCCACCCTCACGAGTGAAAGCCGGGGCACCGTTACCCTCTTCGTCACCGACATGGCCTCGAATGGTCCAGGACGCGCCCGGAGTATCCAGGGAGGCAGCAGCCGGAGCCACGGTGTCGACGTTGGCGGTGTACACAACAATTCGGGACGGGAGGACATAGCCATTATCGTTCAGGGCCATTGCCTAACTCCATTTCTCTTGGTTCGAGAGTATGAAATCGTACTGGGCAACGGACCGGCCGGTACCGTACGGCAAACCGCCAATGTCTTGACGATTCGGATCTACTCGGGTAATGACCCGATGAATGCCACCCTCCGGGAACACCGTGCCCCGAGCGGCTTCGAGCGCGGCTTGGATATCGTACGATGCTCGAAGGGACTTGTTCTTTCCTGTGTAATCGTCCGCGTCTGTGCAGTACACCACAACCTGAACTGTGGGCCGATTCGAGTACAGAATGTGCGGAGTCGACCCGGGAAGCTGTTCCAGGAACACATACTTTTCAGCGGACAAAGCCCGGTTATCGAACTTGTCATAGTTGACATCGTCGAACCCAGCTGCATTCAGAACTTGCTTGATCAATTCACACGGCAGAATGAAAGTCATAGCCGGGATTCCTCCATTGCTCGCCGAAGCACGTGGAGACCCTGAACAAACTTCCATTCACCGGCGCCCGGCCCGGCATAGAATCCGGATACGACGTGGCCCTCTTCGATAGAGAGCGCGGCAGGGCCGACCAGGTTCACGTAATGGTCAACACGACCCTTGGTCTGGGTCACCTTATGCTCGCCGGTATTCCGGTGTGCGGCCAGATTGGCCCGAGCCTTGACCGTGATCCCGTACGTAATGTCTCCGAGTTGACGTTCCAGTTCTTCGGTATGGGCAATGGTTCTTTCCAGGCCCTTCCGGAGCTTGACTTTTTCCATTAGCACAACCCCGGTTCCCAACCCGGACCCCAGTCCCAAGTATCCACGTTCGGAAGAACCTCGACAGGTTCCGGAGTGATCCGAGCCGCGCCCGTCAAGGGCAAGCCCAAGCTCCGGCGTTCCTCACGACGAAGGTATACATCGCCCTGTACCCGGTTCTGGTTGGCGTACCCGGCCGATTCATCTCCCGGGATCAGGTTCTGTACCGCATCCGGTAACCGGGCTGCACGCTTCACTACGGAGCATTCGACTTTGATGATCAGAGGTGCCCAGTTCGCGTCTGCGATCTTGGCTCCGCCACCAAGCCGGGTAATCTCTGCTTCGGCATCTTCCAGGAAGGCCGCGACCTGGATCGTCTCTTTCGCGGTCAGTGGCCGACCGATCCGGTTCGCAACATCCGTCGTAGTGGCAACGGCCATTACCTCACCAACTCTCTAACGTTGTCGACGAACAGGGATAGCTCTTGCTGGCTCTGACAGACAAGCTCACGGGCGCGGAGCGTGGCTAGGGCCGACCTCTCCTGATAGTGGTTCTCGTCCGTGAGAAGCAATCTCAGGGCCTGTTCGTACTTGTCCGTGTCGGCCCGGTCGATAAAGATCCCGGCCGAGTCGAGACACTCGGTCAAACCCGGGGTCGGATGCGCGATAACCGGGATCCCAGACGCGCAGGCTTCGGCCGCAACCATCCCGTACGACTCGTACTCGCTCGGCATAAGCACGACCCGGGACCTAGCCCAGACATCGCGCATATCCTGAGTAGTCTCCTGGATCAAGACATTGTCCAGATCCCGGCGAATTTCTTGCTCGCCATGCGTACCGATCACACCGAGGAAGACCGTATCCATGCGTTCGGCTAGGCGATAGAACGTGCCAACACCCTTATTGTCTTGCAAGTTAACAAGCGTGACACACGGTCCGGTCTGGTCCACGTGATGCCGGTCGTATTCCAATGG